GACGAAAAGCCAGAAGGCTACACTGTGCAAAACTGGAATCCAGGCGAGACCGTAACAACCATTAACCGATGGCGAGTTGGCGAGACACTGTTTTTTGGTTGGACGGCTAACTATGCGCGACCAATGGAGAATCGTTTTAAATTCATGCGAAGGGCTGCTCAAAATTGGCGAGCGACAGTAGCGAAGAATGCCAAGTTATTAATGAATAGGACGCAAGGGTAATGATAAAACTAATGCAAGGCGACTGCCTAGAGCGGATGAAAGAGATACCAGACGGTTCGGTTGATATGATATTGACCGACCCGCCTTACGGCACAACTGCCTGTAAGTGGGATTCAATAATTCCATTGGTGCCAATGTGGGAGCAGCTGAAACGAATCATTAAGCCTAATGGGGCTATTGTGATGACGGCCTCGCAGCCTTTTACAAGTGTGTTGGTTGGCAGCAATTTAAAAGGGTTTAAGTATTGTTGGCAATGGGATAAAAAAATACCTAGCGGAATGAGTTATGCTAGATTTCGACCTATGCAGCAGACAGAGGATATTTGTGTATTTACAAGCAATGGTGAAAAAACCACATACAACGCTCAAATGGTTCTGAGAGATAAACCAATAAAAGGCGGTGGGATGTCTAAGGGTGAAACCACAAACAACCAAAACTTAAAGCCACTCAAAAAGACTTACACCCACAAGAACCCAACAACACTTATACAGTTTGATAAAGTAAGAAAGGGTAGCGTTCACCCAACCCAAAAACCAGTAGCACTTATGGAATACCTAATCAAAACCTACACCAACGAAGGTGAAACGGTTTTGGATTTTACCATGGGCAGCGGCACGACTGGCGTGGCAGCTAAAAATCTAAACCGTAAATTCATTGGAATAGAAATGGACGAGAACTATTTCAATATAGCCAAGAAACGTATCGAGGCCGCATAGATGACAACCAACACTCAAATCCAAATCGCACTAATGGACAAGGCCAAGGCGTTTGCCACGGCCAATAGTCTGCCAATCAACAGTTTTGGCTTCGACTTCACAGAACCAGCTAGCGGCGCATGGCTTGAACTATCTATTGCGCCTAATGATCGTGATTTTGGCATGAACGACACAAAAGTATTTCGCCGTGGCATCGGTCAAATCAACGTATGCAATAAGAAGAACAACGGTATTAAACAGCTAACTGACATCGCCGACCTATTAGAAGCTGAGTTCGCACTGGGTACTGTATTGGTAGACGCGATACGCATTACAGCCAGCCCTCGAATCATGGAGCCATTCCAGCGGGGCGGCGTGTTTGTGTTGCCGCTATCATTTGAGTATGCAGAATGATAAAATACAACTATCGAAAATCATTAAACCATAGGAAAACATAATGACTGATACATTAACAAACATAGGCACCGTTGTTTCTGTGTCTGCCGATATTCCTGCCACATTCGACCAAGCTGGCTATGAGGCTCTTACGTTCTCAGAAGTAACTGGTGTCGCATCTATTGGTGAGTTTGGCCCGTCGTACGAGATCCTAAACCATGTTGACCTGAAAGACGGTATCACGCAGAAAGCACACGGCGCACTAAACTACGGCGACCCCGCCTTGCAATATCGCGTTGTTGAGGCAGATGCTGGACAAGGCATCATCGAGACCGCATTGAATACCCGCGCCACTATCAGCCTGAAGGTTGAGCGTGCATCAGGCCTAGTTCAATATGTCCAAACACTAGTCACCAGTGCGCCGACGTCGGAAGGCACAAGCAGCGCTATCTACATGAAGTCTAGCAACTTGGCATTGACCTCATCTATCGTTGAAGTAGCAGCCTGATGAAGTTAAGCGAGCTAAAAACAGAAAACGAAACAATCGACATTCTCCACCCAGAGTATGGCGACGTTGGTATTCAGTTTGTAGTTTGTTCGCCAATGAGCCGCGAGTTCACTGTGAACAGTTCGCGGCTAGTTCAATCTAGCACGGATGACGAGCCGCTTGCCTCATGGGTTGTTAATCAGTCCTTAGCGGCTGTTGTAGGCTGGTCTGGCATTGAAGACGAAAACGGCGAGCAAATACCATTTTCAAAAGAAGAGTGCGAAAAGCTGCTGAAAGACCCGTGTTATTTTTGGATGGCTTCCTGTGTTGATGCGCACCTAGGCAAAAAAAAAGGCTATTTTCAGATGCTTACGAGCAAATTAAAACATTCGTAAAGCTCATGGGGTTCCTATCTGCCACGCAAGAAGGGCAGAAGACCCCGCGCATTCACCAGTGGATGCTCGGATTTCCAAGCAAGGGCGAGCTGGCCTATCTCTGGGATTGGCTTTGCGAAATTGGCCTAGGAACTGCTGTAACATGGCAGGAGATAAAAGCATGGTCAGACATCACTGGCATCCAACCAACAAGAAACGAGGCGTTCGCCCTAGTTCAACTATCCAATGCTTGGCTCAATGAACGCAACCGAGGCCACGGCAAACACGAAACGCCAGAATGGGCAGGTGATTAAATGACAGATATAGCCAAGCTCGCCATACAGGCAGAAACAAAAGGCGTAACACAAGCACAGGCACAGCTCGACAAGCTGAGCACTTCAGCCGGAAAAGCTGAAAAGTCTACAAAATCCATGGCAGCCGAAAGCGGCAAGGCCGAAAAGGCCACTAACGGCATGGGCAGCGCCACCCGCAACCTATCATTCCAGCTTAACCAGGTCGCGCAGCAGGGTGCCGTGACTGGCAACTACCTTGGCGCCTTGGCCGTCCAGCTTCCTGATATGTTGCTGAGCTTCGGGACGCTTGGCATTCTCGCCGGTGCTGCTGCTGGCGTTATGGCTGGTCCATTGTTGACTGCGTTGAGCGATACCGAATCACAGACCGCAGACACTAGAGAAGAGCTTGATAATCTAGTGGATAGATTTGAAGAGCTAGGCAATGCGCAGAAGGAGCTTTTGCGAATAAACCTAGCTGAAGACCAGAAGAAGCTCAACAAGGAAATCCGCGAAGCAACTGGGGAATACGACACTGCTGTCTTCAAACTTGATCGCCTCATTTCAAACTACGAAAGAGGGCGCGTAGATATTCTTGAGTTCCAAGAGGAACAAGCGCGCTTAAACTTGGTGATTGCTGAAAGTAAGCAGATCATCGAGGAAAACAATAACACGTTAAAGCAACGTGAGGACATCCTCAACGGCCAAACAAGATCAGAAGCGGAAAGAGCGACAGCGGTCCAGCAAGCGCAGCTTGAGCTGGTTGAACAACTCGCAGCATTGACGCTAAATAACTCAGAACTGCTTAAGCGCGAATTGCTCTTGAATGGCGCAAATGAGGCAGAGATTGCTAGCGCCTTGCACATGCAAGCCAGTATTGACAAAATCGAAGCAGAAACAAAAGCATTAAAAGACCAAGAGGCCGCGCGCGCGGCCTTGGCTAGACAGCTCTCAACGGTTGAACAGCAGATTGCAGACCCCAACCAGGCTGTCATTAATGCGGCTCAACGACGTTTGGAAATTATCAACGCAGCCAACGAGCAAGACCTAGAGAACCAAGCTAAATACGATGCGTTGCGCGTTGCGAATGCTGAGAAGTTGAGCGCCGACTTAATTGCCATTGAAGAGCGCACACAAAAACAAAACAACCAGATATTGTCTGCCGGACAGATGTCCATGCTGTCTTCTGCTGGGCAACTATTTGGCAACTTGGCCAGCATTGCAGAGAAGGGCGGCAAAGACCAGTTCCAAGCGTATAAGAATTTAGCGAGCGCGCAGGCTGCCATCGGTGCATCTTTGGCCATCATCAAGGCATTGGCGGAGGGTGGCCCAATCCTAGGCCCAATCTTAGCGACGTCTATCGGCGCGGTTGCTGCGATACAAATCGCACAAATTCAGGCCCAAGAATACCAAGGCGCTCGGGCTATGGGCGGCCAAGTATCGAGCGGCAATAGCTACCTAGTGGGCGAGAACGGGCCAGAGATTATTCACATGAACGGCAACGGCAGCGTTCAAGCTAACCACAACCTTGGCGGCTCGTCTCCACAGATTACTAACGTGTTTCAAATATCGCCAGGGATACAGGGCACGGTCCAAGCTGAGATAATGAGTGCTGTCCCACTGATGAAAAAGGCGGCCATTTCAGCGTATAATGAAGCAAGACGCAAAGGACAATTACGATAATGTCAGATTTCCCAGACGTAAAACCAAATGATGAGAGCCTCCGCTTAATTTCATCTAATCAGAGCTACGAATCAGTTTTAACTGGCGACAAAAAAACAGCAGAGCTAAGCGGCGATAAATGGGCGGCAACTTTGCAGTTCAGCAACCGACACGGTTCCGAGGCTGCCAAACTGCGCGCTTGGCTGTTTAGCCTTGGCGGTTCGCGTACTCGTTTCAAGTACTCACCGGAATCGATTAGCAATCTAGGCACGGCGAGCGGCGCTGGCGTTGTTAATGGCGCAGATCAGACGGGCAGCGTGTTAGCGA